GGTCTTCTATTTCTCCACCAACTTGTGCGTAACCAGGAAAAGGCATTGTTACCTTAAACTGATTGGCTCTTGCGCCACCGCCTGCAAGTTTAGCTTTGAAGTCATTAATGTTTGCCATTGTTTTATTCTCCTTTTCTAAACTTACCCACCAGCCACTTCGTCAAACGAAACGCCAGTACGTGTTGCTATGAATTGTAAAGTAATGAAGTTAATGCTTCTAGCAGGTTTTATGAAAATCTCCGCTATGAATTCATTTCTATCAACTACTTCACCTGTGTTATTAGTTTCATCACAGACTACTAAAAAGTCTGTAATACCTCGTCTACCTTGTACTTCTCGTAAAAAAGGTTCTACAATGTTTCTAAAGTTCGCTCTAGTAAATTCATCATTGAATTCAAATAGTTGGAATTTAGAAGCAGTAGCAATTGCTTTTTCTAGTACAATAAACAGTCTTCTAACATTGATTCTATCAAATGCTGAAGGAGCAGATAGTCCAGTTTTGTCACCAAAAAGAACAGTACCTTGACCTGGGAAGGTTGCAACAGGATTAACTCTTGCTCTGTACAGTTCGTCTCTTTGTGCTTGTGTTGGATTAAATGCTAACTTAACTGCGCCTCTAACAATACCTCTGTTAAGACCCGCTGGTGAGTACCAAGCGTCTGCGATTAAGTCTGTTCTTGCTGATAGGCCAGCAGTGTCACCATTTAATGGTACATATCTATATACGTCAGCGTATCTGTCGTACATGTATTTGTAACCACTATCAAACATAACATAAGAAGATGAGTTGATACCATTAAAGAATGATACAACGTTACTCTTTTGTGTGTTTGCGTCAGCAACATTAACTACATCACTTCTTTCAGGAGAGCAAAATACTATTGCGTCTTTTCTGTTTTCTGCGATTGTAATTAGGTTACCGATATGTGTAGCGTCACCTGAACCTGCCATGATTAGACCAACATCAACAGTTTCAGCGTCTGCAAATTTTTCGTAAGCAGTTCTTTTCTGTCCTGTTGTTGCAGCTGAGCCGTCTGAACCAGATTGTAATGTAACGTCTGAAACAGATGTTACGTCTGTATATACAGTGTTGGCTGCCGCTTGTCCCCAAGTAGTACCTGAAGCGTTGTGGTCCATCCAGTAGATGTAACTTGATTGATTGTAAATTACATCAGGATAGTAGTTAGTAGAACCTTGAGCTGTTTTAGAGTCTGAAGCTTTTGAAACTGCTCCGTACGTTTCTAAAACAGAACCTTTAACACCACTAATTGAACCAGTTGCGTCAATTACAGCGATATGTAGTTCGTCATTTGTTCCACTTAAACCTGCAACATATGGTGATGTTCCAGGTGCTTTGTCAAATAAATCGTAATGTTGCCATCTTCTTCTTACTTGAGCACCGTTAGTTATTACTTCATGTAATCCTGAAGAGTCAGAAGTTCCAAAGTATTGAGGTTCTTCTTTTCTAACAATGTTTAAGTCATTAGTTGAAACACTAATTACTCTATATTCGTAGTTGTCTCCAAAGTTAACTATGTCGCCGGCTACAATCCCAACTGCTGATGTTACAGTAACAACTGTGTCACCAATTGAAGTGCTTGCGTCATTTACAGTAGTCTTATTTGTTTCTTCATAAGCAGTAGCTGAAGGACATGTAGAAATTTTTATAGAATTTCCCCATGCGCCTGCTGTTCTACTAGCCCAAAGACCTACTGAAGCTGAACCGTCTGCATAATTATTTTGGTAGTCTGTCGTATTCTTAATTACAAATGCTGAACCTGTCTCGGTTGCATTTGAAACAGATGAATTCTGTACACGGACTACTCTCAAAGCGTTAGAATATTGTAAGTAGTTTGAAGCAGTAAACCAATCTTCAAAGTTTGAAGTGTCGGGTTTACCAAACTGACTTACTAATTCTTGCTCACTAGAAACACTTACTACTTCGTCTAAAGGACCTTTGCTAGATTTGATAGCAATTGCGCCTATTGATGTAGAAACAGCTGGAATGATTCTTGTTAAGTCTTTTTCCTGTACGAGAACACCTGGTGATACTTGAAATGCCATTAGGTTATCTCCTTTTAATTAGCTAATTATTAATTTTAAAATATTCAACTCTCGTATTATTCATACGCCCATAGTCAAAATTCAATCCTTACTGATATTTATAAGACCTAGGAACCCTACAATCCTTTGTGTGTGACAACCGGATGCCAGACCGTACCATATTCATCTACTTCACTTTTTTCGTGGTCAGGTATTCCGTCATCAACAAAACCAAAGGGAGCCATGTCCTGTTCTATCAGTGCTTCCTGTTCTTCATATAACATTTGTCTTGCGTTAGTATTCGTTAATTCTTTGAAGAATGGCTGATTTGACAACCAACCGAATATAACACAACACATAAACAAATCGTCATGGCAACCCTCTTCAGCTTGCCAACTGTTACCTCTTCTTACAAAGGTACTCATTTCTTCAATTACATTGAAATCATTAATTATAAGTTTGTCGGATTCAATCAATGTTTTAATGTTAGCACAACCAATTTTCTTAATTTGTTTGGTCATTCGTACACCTAAAGATGTACCTCTACCACTGAACATTGCACCTAATATTTGACCAGCACGACCTCTTTGTGTAGTCATTAACAAACTGTCATATTCTAATTCAAACTGTAATGCTTCTGCAATCTGTTGACCAAGGTCATTGACCTCAACCAAAACTTGTGCGTGATTATATGCGTCACAAACTTTCTTAATAATATGTGGAAACATTAGAGGTTTAATATCATCACTTCTAAATTTAGCGACAATTCTATAAGGCATTTTTGTTACATCAAAGATAACAAATGCTGAATAATCTTTTCCTACTCCTCTAGCAACGTCAACTGTACAAACATATGTTCTACCTTTGACTGGATTCTCAAATACATCTACATTACCACTTGACGTTAATGGCGTCATATATGTTAAAGTTTTAATTTTAGCAGGACTAATAAGTGTATCTACAGAACCTAAAAACTCACACTCAAACTCTTGTTGAAACTGCTCAGGTGAGGTGTTTCTAATTGTTCTTTCTTTCCATTCTTCGTCACGACCAGGTACTTCTGACCAGTGTACTTCAATAGGAATATAATCGTTTCGTTTATTCTCTGCGTCATTCCATAGTTTATAAAACATATTCATACCCATTGGTGTGGATACGATAATCATTTTAGTTTTTTGTCCAGATGAAATTGTAGGATAAACTGAGCTAAAAAATGCCTCGGCAATATTAGCCGGTACGAAAGCAAACTCGTCAAGGAAGATGATGTTAAATGAACCACCTCGAATCGCACTTGATGATGTTGCAGCTGCCACAATGACTGACTTGTTTTCTAGTTCAATGTTACCTTTGTTCCAATTGATTACACCTTGTTGTAACCATTTTGGTAAATTTTCATAGGCAAGTTGTACTCTTCCAAGTATGTCTCTGGCAGTTGAAGATTTGTTAGCAAGTATAGCAATATTAGAATTAGGATTGAATAACGCATAATGCAATAAGTAAGATACTGTTGTTGTAGATTTACCTGATTGCCTTGGCAACTTACAGATAGTAAATCTGTTATCATGTATTGTCTGTACAATATGTCTTTGAAAGTCATACATTTTAAAAGGCACAAGACCATCATCTAACGATACAATACGGATATAATTTTCCATAAAGTATAGAGGGTCGTTAGCACACTTTTGATATTCTAAAATTTGTTCTTTAGTAAACTCTACTGGTGTGTTAATCTTTTTAAGATTAGGATTTCCTAGATATGCGTCTGTCATTTTTTGTTAAACGTACTTTCCGGTATACTACTTGGTTTTTTCAAAATATACACCTCTTTAAACCATTTATAAAAGTCCTTATCTCCAAACATGTCAATAAGGTCTGCAACACAATATTCATCTTTCCATATTTCATCACCAATTATTCTATAATCAGTAACGTCTACCCTTAACCTGTTGCGTGGTGGAAAGGTAGCACATAACTCTAAATGATTAATTCTATCATGTTCATAACCATCAGCGAACATAATAGTTGTCTTTATCACTTTATAACTATTGCCTCTATATGTGTATAACCTAACTGTATAGCTGCATTTACTCTCTGACTGCCTCTAAAGGTAGCGTATGGATAATGTTTATACGTGACACCATTGACACCACGTTTCTCGCCTGTGCCTTCTTTATATTCCCATACTTCAATCGGATTTTTTAATTCTTCGCCATCTAGTAATTCTTTTAGAGGCGTCATTTGTTTGATGTACTTTATATTGTCTAAAGGTACAACAATCTTTTGGTCACTACTTAGCTTTGCCTTCAATAGTTTCATTTTCTAAACCTTTCTCCATTCTTGACTCTGGTGTTTCTTTTCTATTCAACATCTTTTGTAATTCTGCTGTTGAACCAACAAACAAAGCATTCTGAATTTTAGTGTCGGCATTTTTAGTCTCTGACTTTAAATCTTTTAATTTCTTTTGTAAATCTTGTAACTTATCTACAGTACCAGCAACGTTGGCTATAAGTTGTCCTGCAACCTCATATGCTCGTGGGTGTTGGCCTTCTTTTGCAATCTCTAATATACCTTCAATTGCTTCGTTACCTTTATCAATAAGGTTGTAGTAGTTCTCTCTACTATTCTGATAATCGTTATCTATATCAGTGTCTTTAGGGTCGTTTATTCTAGGTACGGCTGGTGTTTCTTTAACAACCATTTCCATTGCATTTTCAGGTTGGTCTTCTGCAACAGGATCCAAACCTAATATTTCATTAACTGAATTCTCTAATTTTTTGTTCATAATTTTTACTCATCATTTCCACTGCTCGGGTTAAAACTCTTACCATCTGTAAAGTTCAATATTTGTGTTGTAAAACCAAAATCATCATCAGCGTCTGCCGTTGTAGGATTTGGTGTAATTATAATTCTTTCTTCTCTACTTGCGTCTGGTAAATCAGTATGTAAATCATCTTGTACTTTTTTAATAACTTTCTGATTACTCATAGGACCAAATAGATAAGTCTTAGCAGTAAAGTTTAATGTATAGATTACTGCTCTTCTTTGTGTGAACGTACCATTATAACTGTCTTCGTAATTTACAGTATTTAAAATAATAGGTATATCTCTTTTGATATTCATATCAGGAACCATGTTAACTGTTACTGTTAAGTCTGGTTGAAAGTATGGTAATATTTGTTCAATAATCATTAGACCATTTTCAGCAGTTGCTGTAAAAGAATATAGTGTAAAATCTATATTATATGGTACTGGTGTATAGTTAAAGTTTAGAGTCTTACCATCATCCGTCTCTTTAACAATTCTATGTTTTTGTGTTCTAGTTAATTTTCTACTTGCGTCATAAGTCAAACCTGTAATTTCAAAACCCATTCTAGGTAATGTGGTTGCAAATGCTCTGTCATCTAAATTTGATTGTTCGTCAAGTCTAACTAAAAACTTTTCTTTTGGCGCATATGCCAAAGGCACTCTTATTCTTGAGGTTACTGCACCTGTAGATGATTTGTTTTGTATAATAATATTATTAAAAATTTGACCAAATGCAATAGTCAATCTTCTTAACGTCTCGTTATAATAGTGATTACCAAACATTATTCGTCAACCTCCCCAAATGGATTTCTTTCTGTAAAGTCAAGTATGTCGTCTGATAAATTACCTACTGTGTCATAACCTGCTTCAGCATTTAAATCTAAATTACTTGCATATGGCGATTGTGTCTGAACGTTTGAACCAGTTGTATCAGTATAAGTTTCTAACATCATTAATGCTGGTTGACCTGTTGAAAAATTGTGATAAGATTCTAATTGAATTGAACCATCGCCTGTTAATACAGTTTGACCACTTTCTAATTTTTGTTTATGTAACAACATATCAAGACTATGGTCATCTTCATATTGGTCTAATACTTCGTTACCTGTATCAATCTTTTCGTTAGAATATTCCCAACGTGTAACTCTTAATTTGTAAACCGGCAAAGCACCTAATTGAAAGAATGGTTCCTGGTCTTCTACAAATAAAATCTCAAAGAATGATTGCATTAGAGGAACATATAAAATATCTCCCTCGTTTGGTCTGCCTGAAGCAATTAAGTTAGCACTATTGGCTACTTGTGCCTCAAAGGCTCTTTTAGTGACAACCAATGTAGTGTCGTCTCTAATTTCTAAACCGAATTTGTTTATGATTTCTTGCTCGCCTGCAAATCCCTCATTAGTTTCAAAGTACATTTCTGTTAGGTATGAGTCATCAAACCTACTAGAAGTATCTTCTCCTAATACAAGGTCTCTATTAACTAGTGTTCTCGGTAGGTAGTATATGTCTTGTCCAAAGATTTTAATACTTTCAACAATCAGGTCTTCTTGTAATCGCTTCTCTGCTTGATTACCAATCCCTCTACCACCTTGAAAATAGTGATTTACAGTCATGCTTTATTATCCTATAAGCATTGCTGGATTTAGTTCAAATGTGCTTCTAATTTCAGTTTCTAACTTTTCTACGTCTTGTAAAGCTTCTGTATAAATTTGTTGCCCATTCAATGTAACTCCACCAATCATTGCAATGCCATTAAATTTTGCAAGATTAGCACCCCATTGTTTTTTAAACAAAGCAGTAACATATCTCTTTAAGTAAATGTCGTTATACACGTCTGTGTACACGGTCGGATCCATCTTTCTATAACACTCAATTACCAAGTATTCATCTACTTGTAAATCATTCTTCCAGTCCATATCAATGTACAGTCTGTTGTCGTGTTGATTATATCTTAATGGTTTTTCACCAACTAGAATATGGTCCAAGAAGTCTAACTGTCTCATTACCACATCATAGTTAACTACAGAAGTTGAAGAAAAATCATAAAGGTCATTAAGTCTTAATTGATATCTAACATCAAATAAATTTAAAGAACCTTTACTTGAAAAAGGAAAGATATTAACAACTGAAACAACACTATCAGGTACAACGATATATCCTTGTCCTTCTTCCCAAGCAGTAGTAACACCGTTTTTGGTTACCGACTCACTTGAATTTGTTGTTACTCTGTCTTTATCTGCTTGTGTGTATTTGTACTTTAGGTAAGTTCTACGAATTCCATCATAGTGGTACTGTGCGAAATATTGCAATGCTTCATCAATTCTATCTTCTAATTGATTATCGTCTGCGTTTATTTCAATAACAGGCTTACCTAATGCTCTTAAAGCATACTGTTTTAACTGTTCTCTACTTGCTGGTTCTGCCATAAATTAGTCCCTTTTGGTATATTTATAAGAACAGGAATACGTTAAAACAGTATGTGTTCAATTAAAATTTATACTTAATACTTGCTAATACCTGTTGAGTATCAGTGTAATCTGCACCAGTAAACGTTGATACACCACCTTTGTCGTGGAAATATAACCCTACTTCTGTAACTTTATTGTCGTAAACTGCACCAAAATAATTACCTGTATAACCTAGGTCATCATTCTCTGTTCTATGTGCTGTCAAATAAGTATTATCAGTTGTGTTCCACATCATACCATAATCGTATCTGTTTTTACCTGCCTGAGCGCCTGTGTCTTTGTCGTCCCACATTTCAGCACCCCATTGAACAGGAACACCCCAACGTCTTAATGAACCACCAACGGCAAATCCTTCTTGTTTAGTATCTTTAGAATAACCAGCTGCGTCACTCGGTGTTTCAATCACCATGTATGAGGCGTCTGCTAATCCTAAAAGACTAACGGTACCGTTGTAATAATATGTATCTCTATCGTTATCAAAACCAACTACAATACCCCAAGGTTTATCTTTTTGTAGTCTATATGATTCCATTTGAAACTCATCATTCCAAACAAACCCACCGACTGCAAGAACAGTCTTCTCGTTGTGGTCTAGTCTGTTATTTGGTTTTGTAATAATAATAGGAGCACCAATTTTAGAAGTCTTAGCAAATCCTAATCTTTGTGCGTCTGTTTCTCCCGTAAACAATCTAAAGTTATCGTTTCCGAAAAACATTTGTTTTTCAACTAAAGTATTGTTTTTAGTTGTATCTAAAGCATAGTGTGAATCAAACGATACACTTGCTCCAGCTTTGTTAATCAATGGCATGTCTAGGTCTGTACTAGCGCCTACTTGTAACTCTGCTCTACTATCCCAACCTGAGTCGTAAGTCTTATCATCATAAAACCCTTCAATTTCTCCGTTAAAGTATAGTCCGTTTGGTAAACTTAAACTCTGGTTTTCAAGTGCTGTCAGTCTATCATCAACCGACTTTGCTGTGCTGTCTGCAAAGGCAACAGTAGTTACCATCAACAACATGAATGTTGTAAGTGTTTTTAACATATTTTCTCCTATTTGATATGTCTATTTATGTTTTAGGAAACAAGTTGTCCGTGCAAAAGGTCTTTACATCTTCCTCTGGTAATCCTAGTGTTAACATAACCCTCGGTGTATGAGGATTTTGTTGTTGGTGTTCACAATAATAATTTTGTGCCTTGATAATTTCTTCCTCATTGCCTGTATTATTGTATTCTACAATATCATCTAAGTATTCTTTAAGTTGTCTTTCTACAAGTCCACATAGAGTATTGATTTCTTCCTCTGTATTAATATTTCCAGCAGCTATCATGCCTGGTGAAAATATTTTCAGAGCCCAATCTGGCAACTCTCGTTGTTTAATTGGTTTAAACTTCTCATTTATTCTAATAAATTTTTTAGTCATGTCATGGTCTTTAACTAACATAGGCGACCAATCATAAAATGCTCCGGTCACTTTATTCTTACCTGCAATTACGTCCCAACCAAAAATTGGTCCGTCATTGTGTTTGTCTGGAAAAATACATACATGCATCATCCAAAGCCCTTTGGTATTTCTAACGTCAACTATATCAACATGAGCTCTACGTACACTTTCATTATGCCATGTACGATTAACCCAACCTAATTCTTCATTATTAAATCTTTCCATTCCCTCTTCAGCGTATTCTTCGCAATGAAAATTTAATGTCTTAATTATCTTTTCGCTGTTGAGTAATAATCTTTCCCAAATCATGCATTTCTCCAAATAATCTTGTTGCAAAAATAAAACAATTCTGTGTTTCAGTACGTACATCTTCCTCGTACAAACTTAAATAAGAATGTATTACTTCTCTAACAATTGGTTTATAAGTCTTATGTGCTACATCTTTAAACGTGTAAAATCTATTAGGACCAGGTGTCTTTTTTCTAATCATCTGGCCACCAGATAAATCTCCTAAATGTCTTACATATATATGTGAATAGAGTTTGTGAGCGTCTTCTCTCATACCCTCAACATGTCTAATGTAGTCTTTTGTACTTTGTGTAATAATAGGTTGTTCTTTATCATCTTTCCACAATGCTTTAAAATCATACAATAAATGCTCTGTTCTTTCTATACCTGGCGTATGTCTAAACAAAGAATTCTCTTGTGCGTATTTTTCTAATACAGCATAACATTGTGCTTGATTGTAAAGGTAAGTAGCATATACCTTTTCATCTATCTCACCACTCATTAATACTTTTACAAAATCTTTACGTTCAGCAGCCTTATGCCACTCATGTGTTATGTCTTTTATATCCATAATAAAACTCCTGCTGTTGCGATTAATAGTGCTGACCAACCGGTCAAAATCATACCATATGTAGATAGTTTGGTACCAAAATACATCTTACCAATCGCTACGCATTTATGCATAGGTGACATAACATATCCAGCAAAGTCAACTGCAAAGAACCATGGTAAATATTCCATACCATATATTGATGTAAGTAATACTGTAATTGCTCCAAATCTACTTGATGAACCTAAAGCAAAGGCACCAAGAAATGATAGTAAACTGATTGCAATAAAACCAAATGTTGTTGTTATGTCTAAACCTGTAGATTGTAAGAAAGAGTTAATCTCGCCTGTGTGTGTTCTTACAACGTTAGATAGGAAAATAATACCTGCGACCCAAGCCACAATTTTCCAATCAACATAACCTATTAGTTTTTTGAAATCAAATGTCTGTGTAACAATCATGTAATATGCTGTTAATAGACCAAATGCCCATAAGAAGTTTACACCAGCAATAATAGCTGCGACACCTAGTAAATATGGTAAAACGTATCTTGTAATTCTACTTATTTTAATTTTTTGTTTACTATTCTTTAATGCAATGTCTTTATCTTTTACTGCAAAAACAAGATAACTTAAAACATATACAACCGTCATTGCTAACAACGGCCAAATTATTCCTATAAAAGCACCATATGATAAACCAAATGCAGCCATAGGTAAGATAACAGTCTTTTCTAAAGGAGACCAGAAATAATAATGGTGTGTTGACATGAAATCAATAGGTCCAAACTTCTCTCTACTCTTTTTATTTTTAGGTGCCATTGTGTCTAATAGTCCAGCAGATACAGTCACACGACCTTTGATAGGTAATATTCCTGTCAATGCACTGAACATTGCTACAATAGCTCTGTTACTTTTAATACTTCTTTTTAGAAATGTAAATACATCACTAAACAAATTGTTGTCTTTAATCATACCTGCTATCATCATCACAAAGACAATAAGAAACAAATAGACTTGTCCTTTTAAAATTAAATCAATCATATTGATAACTCCGTTAAATCGTTATAATCACCAAACTTACCTTTAATAAAAGTATTAAAAGAAATGGTGTGTCTGTCACTATTGCCTCTATTTGTATCCACATCATGTGTTAATGAAGAAGGAAACAATATCAATCTTCCAGGTTGATTCTTTATACCAACTTTGTTTGCTGTGAATTGGTTGCCTTTTTGTTTATCATAAAATGTGAAGTTGGCAAATGCTCCACTATTATAAAAGAAAGTAGGACACTCAGGTCCATCTACATATAATACTGCTGAAAAAATACTGTTAGGGTGCATATGAGAATGGTGTGATTCGTGAGGTCTACTTTTATTGTACCATGAATTTGTTATATAAAAATCTACATCCTTTTCTTTACCTAATTGTTCAGCAAAGGACTTGACGTTTGCCAAACACCAGTTTTTTAAATCGGATAGTATAGGATTATTAAAAATATTTTTGTCTTTAGTTACAGTATTGCCTCTGTTTGGCATAAATTCTAAACCATTTAGAAAATCTAATTGTTCTTTAGTAAACTCATAACAAGTATCAGATTTGTATATAGGTGTGGCGAATACTGGTTCAATCATTGAAAATACTTCTCATATAATTCTTTCACTTTGTTTCTAACTGGACTAAAAGAAAAACTATTAAAGTATCTTCTTTTTTTCATCCACATAATTTCTTTTTCAGTTGCGTCTCTACATGTCATTTCAAATTTCTCTTCTGATATAGGTAACATGTACATAAGTGGTGTACCTGCTTTAATCAAAGTATCTCCATCTTCCACATTCCAATTCAACTGTATATTTATCTCACTAGATTCTGCTGGGTCTAAAATGCCTGTCGTACTTTCATAATCAAATGAATCAGCATAAGGTATAGGCATACATAAAAACTTAACACCTTTTGGTGCTATCACATGATAAGGTGTATTAATCTTTACAATATTATCAATCGTACCTTTTCTTTTAGGAATAAATTTTGTTATGTTATCAGAATGTGTGTCTATTATATTTTGTTCAGAGTTTTGTAATAAATCTCCATCAGCAACCCTCCACTTAAATCCTTTTTCACCTTTCTTTGTACTAACAACAACATCATACCATGCTGATACTATGTAACCTGTTTTAAACAAACTAAAAATACCTGGACATTGCATAATGTGAGTAGTCTTTTTAGTCTTATCTAAATTCTTTTTATAATCCAGCATTGCCACTGACAACCACTTTGGTGTATAATCACTGGTGTCCTTAACCATGAATAGGTCAGCTACTCCAGGTAATGTAGAAACAAACTCAATTTTTCTCATATGATTGTCCATTAAATGCTATTGTAATTCTTTTGCCATTTCCCTTAAACTGCGATACACTATGTTTTAGATAACTTGGAAATAATATCAATTTGCCGGTCTGCGCCGGCGAAACAAAGATACTTTGTTTGTTAATAAAATCATTACCGTCATCCATAAACATACTATCTATAGGACTTAAAAATTTAGTTTGACCACTATCTAAACTACCACCATCATCTACATAATATATTCCACACCAACTACAATTAGCATGATAGTGTGTTTCGTGGTAACCGTCTTTTTCTGTAATATGATACCATGACTCAGGTATAAAGTAATCAAAGTTTACATCTTTTTTATGTACAGTTTCTATAGTTAGTTTCCAACATTCTAAAATCCACTGTCTTAAATCTTGTATGACCTTATCTTCCTTATGAAGAAAATCAAATTTAGACTCTTTTAAATTATGTTTTAAACTAACTGCAACTCCAGAATCAATGTCTTCTTTTTGTTTATCAGAATATGAAAGTATTGTTTCTTTTAAACCTTCAAATTTTTTATTATAAACACTTATTGGTGTTGCAAAATATCCTGATGTACTCATTGTTGGTTTATAACAAAAACGCCTACTCCATTCCAGTAATCGTCTTTGTCTTCTCCTTTCGTCATAATCTCTTCTTTAAATAATACTTTCATACCGTTATCATTAATGGAACGTTCAGTCATAGCCTTAACATGTGGCCAATTCCAGTCATCCATTATTAATATGAAAGTATCGTCAATAGCGTCTCTATAGTGTCCTAAAAATTGGTAATGTGCCTGTGGTGTATGGTCACAATCATAGAACACTATATTAGCTTTTGTTTTAATATCTCTAGGTTTTACTTTGAATAAATCTTCATCAATTATTTGTACTCTTTTATCTTGTACATGACTACGAATATTCTCTAAAAATATTTGT